TCGATCCCACTCGGTATCAGTCACCGATGACGCCAGCCAATTCCCATTCAGGAATCGCTCCCTGTCTTCCGTCGACAACTGCTCCAGTCGCTGCCGATACGTTGGGTCCGATGCGTTCAGTGCCGCGTTGTCGTCGAGTGTCGCACCAATGAACGTCGCAGATGTCGTCACGCACTCTGTGACTCCTGATGTCGCGTTGATCTGGTACTGTGGCTCGTCGTGCCATTCGAACTCGTCGTCAATGGAACGGAAGTGGCGAATGACTCCTGATCGCTCGTTGATCGGCAGGCCGGTCTCAGGTGAGATCCACCAGTACAGGAACTTAAAAAGCCAACTGTCGTTGTCGGGATTGCACGACATCCTGAGTGTTGGTCGTATCCCAGACTTCGATCGGCAGCGACCCCAGAGGTACTGGACGTACTTGTATGGGAACTGAGTGGCTTCGTCGAACGCGACCCAGTCCAACTGAGCCCCCTGATAGTTGTTCAGATCCTTGTCGAACTGAATTGTCGACAGAGCGATCTTAGCACCGCATGGGAACTTGAATTCGGCTCGAGTGTTATTGTAATCACCATCAAGTGGCCCATACATCTCGCGACAGTGATCGAGCAGGCCTCCGGGATTCGCAAGCTGCGGGAATGTGCGGCGGAAGATCGCACCACGGAACTGTGCGTTCGCCGATGGTCCCTGAACATGCCTGAGAGGATCGAGCGTCAGAGCGTGGGTCTTTCCGCTTCCTGCTGAACCTCCGTAGACAATCCAGTCTGCCCTGTTGATCAGGAAGTCGTATTGGGGCTGTGACAGGTTCATTTACGACACCAGACTTCCAGATTCAATATGCTTTGTACGAGGCGTGACCTGCCTGAACCATGTGGTCGTTCAGGCAGAACAAAACGCCCGTTTCTGCATGAGGCGACCACAAATCGCCAAGCCAGCGACCGTACTTGTCGTTCAGGTTCTTGAATGTCTGGACGCGAACCTCAGACCCGATCGGCACAAGGTTCCTGAGGTAGTCTCTCGCTTCCTTGCCGCCAAGGTGAAACAACTCTGGGGCGTTGATTCGATAAAAGCGAATCGGCTCTACACTGTAGAGCCTTGCGCCCCTATCGATACTCAAAGTCATCGTGTCGCCGTCGTGAATCGACAACACGGTGGCTCTGCACCAATATTCGAACTCTTTCGGTGGCATAAGATTACTCAGTGACTGTCATGTAACGTGCGTCAGACAAAGTGACCTCGTGACTTACCGGAGTGTTCTGCCATGGAATCAGAGCAACCTGTGCAGCATGCGGCTTAATCGACACGCCCGTAATCGCTGCCTTCGGTCCAGATGCTTTCCGGCCTCGGGCGACGGGAATCGTCGACATCACCGCAAACGCCTTCTCCCGAGCCTCTGATTCTGTCTCGGCATTTGTTACGTCGATCTCGACGGTCACATTGAAACGATATGTGTTGGTTTCTGGCACTGGTGATTCCTTCGGGTTGTCGGATGTGACTGTTTGTAAATTGAGTCATGGACGCATGGCTCGATATGGACGGAATGTTAGACAAAGAAACGGCGTGAATCAATACTCGCCTGCTGCTCGATTGCAAATGTCCAAACATCGTGCGTATCCAGCGATGTCGACGGAATTGTCACGCTTCTTCTGATGGGTTTCGCGACTCAGTTTCAGCAGGATCATGAACATCGCAACCTCACGAGCCTCGAACTCGACACCCTTCATCGCTGACCACATTGCTGCGGTCCTCTGGAAGTCCTGATCTGGTGGTCCGTACTGATTATTGCGATCGCCACTCGTGATTCGCAGTGCCTCTTCGAGAACGTCTTCTGTGTCAGTATCGGCGGGCGTGAGTGATGTTGATCTTCGTAGGTGTCTGTTGAGCATCCTCGCGTGATACGGGCATGCGGATTCATCTGCCTCTTCTCCTTTGCAATGTCTCTCAATTACCCTCTGCAGAGCAATTGAATACTTGACCTGCTTGTCATACCTGACTCCGAACGGATCATCCGGCTTAATGTCGACTTCCATCGCCTGAATTTCGGATTCGGATTTTGTGGATAATGTAACTGCAATTTCTTCCACTGTGATTACTTTCCTTTCAATGCCAAGTCAAAATCAGACACTCTTTCACGAAGTTTCCTGAGCCTGAGGTTCAGCATCTTAGAATGGTGTCGGCAATTGTCTAACTCCGCATTTTCTCCTCGGCAATGTGCCTCAATGGCTCGCTGCAGATCAACCCCGAACTGAATTGCCTTCTCGTAATTCAACTGAAGTCTTTCATGCTCTGTCACTGATTATCTCCTGTAATGAAGGCCTGCTCTTACCATCCAACATGGACGGCATCCGGATTTCTGTGCGATCACGCCGCCATTTTCGTCGCGGAAATACTTGCCGTCGAAGTATGTGCGGGGCGGCGGCACCTGACGGTTGCGGGTGGGCGGCGGTGTTTGTTTGGGTTTCTTGGGTGGGCGATGGAGTGTATCAGCCAAGGATTCTGATGTGCCTGCTGTCGGAAGGCGTGGGCCTACAAATTTCGATTGGATCGAATTGGCGATGGCCTCCGATCTTGCACTCGCACGCTCCTCAGAGGTGTATCGCGGTGGTGATGCGAGCAAAGGGGACGTGAGAAAGATGAAAGCGAGGAATGGAATCGGTTTCATGTGCAGATGTTCCGAAAGAGGGAGGGAAACGGAATACAGAAGTGTAGTCGTTTCGGTAGGCAAAGGTATTAGGTTTTTTGTTTTTTCTGGATTTTTTTTGCCGAGCGACTTCGTTAATGCGGGGATGCGATGTGGGCAGATTTCGTCGTTAGATCGATCTTCCGGCGAAATTTTGCAGCGTTTGATAGTGCGCACAATGTACGTAGCGAGCGCAGCGAGCGAGCAAAATTCGGAGCATAGGTCAAAAGTGTGCGAAAACACGGGGCGACAATGTCACCCCGTGTTCTGCTGGTGCCGATCAATCAACCTTCACAGCAAAGCCAGACGCAAGGGCCTTCATCCGTTCAATTGAGTTCGAACTCTTCAGGCGGAGTCCTGCGATGCGTCCGAATTTTGCGTTTTTTGCGGTCCTTGGATTGAAATCCAAAAATCTCATATCTTGCGGGTCGGCATCGAACACGTGGAAGTCCTTTCCAGCTACGTTCCATGTTCTCGGGATGCGCTGCGAATAAGCGTGTCGGCCTGTCATTCCTTCATTTTCACCGAAAACAATGGCCACATTCCCGAGTCCACTATGCAAGAGCTCGGCACAAGCGTCCTGGTGTTTTGGTATCTCACTCCATGATGCCGTTAGACTGTAATTTTCAGGAAGCGAATTGTCATGCAGCCGAAATGTCAATTTAGTATAGTCGTAATACTGACAGTCTGGGAAAACCTCCATCAGGTTCTTCCCATGCGGCGCGGCAGTGCTCACCGTGCCTGGTACTGGGATGCGCTCCCAGATGATATCCGAGAAACAATTCGGACGAATCGCCAAAATTTTCCCGTTTGCATACGCGCGATCACGTTCGTGGGATATCTCGCCTGCCAGTTGCGTCATGAAAGCTGCCCGATTTTCCCGGAAGAAAACGGTCTTGCGTATCCTGGCCTCTAGAATACTTTTGAACACATTTGATAAACCGACGTGTGAGACACACGCGCTAATACAACCGGGGCTCGCGTTAGGACAATTCGACGGCAAGCCTGGGGCGCTGTTTGCCGGTGAAAGAGCTAAACTCAAAAGGGTGTAATCTGGCCGATTGTCCTGAGATTTTGCGGTCTTCGTATTTGCCGCTGCTGTTGAAAGAAGCTTCATCGGTATTAACTCCACTGGATTACTAGGGAAAAGGCTACGCCGACAATCGGCGCAGCCTGGTGCTCGTCGAGCGTGGAACTACGTCACAACAATGGTTTGCTCTGTCTTTCGTTCAATGAGTTCTTCCGGGATTAGTCCGGCGCGAACGTAAGACGAGAACGATGCCGGTGCGACGTAAAGCGGCGTTCGTTCCGAATACTTCAGACCGTTCGCCCTGCAAAACTGAACGGCGGTTTCGTCGTCGCATGCCCTGCTGATGGATTCCTTGACGGATGGAATCAATACTCGGACCTGTCCTCTGACGGCGATTTCCCGGCGGTCGCCAATTTCGTCAAGCACCTGTGGGCGCAGTCGTTTTTCTTCTGCTTTCAATTCCTCGGTCTGTCTCGCGAGTGTCGCGAGTCGATCGGAAACAGCGACGTATCGGGTAAGTGCTGCCGAAGAACGGAGGGAAATAGTGGTCATTGGTAGAATCCTCGTGTGAACTGAACTGGGGGGATCCGCGCCGACGTTCGGCGCGGTTATTAGTGAATGCGAGTAACCCGGTAAACGTCCGCCGTTTTCGTTTTGGCTACTGCTTCGAGTCTCCACCCGATCGCCTGCAATGCATTCACTACGCTGGAGACGCCTGCGCCGCCGGTCTGCCAAACGCTATTACGGTCGTCTGCCGACAATTCGAGGAACCGCAAAACGTCTGCCAGTGCGGTGCTCTCTTTGCAATATCCGGTGCCGGAAACATTGCAGCATTTTTCTCCAGCGTAGTTTTCCACGACTGGATTGCTTCCCCAGGTGCGCGACTTGCGCCACTCGATTGTGATTGGTCCCGATCCATTGTTTCGGATCGTCTCACAATATGCTTTGGCGCGTTGTTCTACGGTTGTCAGTTTTGTTTTTGTGCTCATCGTTTCGATCCTAAAAAATCCAATGTAAAACAGTCGCGGAAACACTCCGCGACAATCTCAACCTCCGATGTCGATCCGGGCTTTCCATGTGGTCCAAAAAACCTCGTATTCCGCGCCATGCAATCTCACGATCTGCTGCAACTTCGCGCCCTGTTTCTCTGCGCACGATTTACAGCAAGCTGTTAAGGTCGATTCTTTGCCGGTTTCCCGGTGCACCATTTCGAGGACATGCACCGACGATTGGTCGAGCACTTCCCCGCAATCGCAAAATATGCGTTGTGATGCGGCAATCTTGCAAGTGATTTGCCGGGCTGAATCGGCCTTCTGTTTGTCGTCGCCAAGTAAGGCCTTGGCAACAAGGGTTTCGTAAGAGATCACGATTCTTCTCCTGTTAAGATTGCTCGTTCTGCTCGGTCCAAAAATTCCCGGTATCCTGCCGCCTGGGCTCCGCGAGCGCCAAGCGTATCGCCTGAAGTACAATCGTCTGAACATAGTCTGCGTCTGATCTCGAGGGCTCTGCGCGGTGTCATTGGTCGCAAAGTGTCTACGGTCGTTTCTCTGCCGGTAAAATCGTTGACGATTGTGATACGGTTTTTTGGCTCGCCGATGTGCACGACGTTCAGCCGTCCCGATTGCTGCATTGCGTTCAAAAGTTCCTGATTGGTCATTTTCGTGTGTCCTTAGTTAGTGCGGTCGTAAATGTTCACCGCGAGCGACGTTCGCTCTGCGGTTTCGCGTGCGTATTTCAGCGCAAGTGTTCTGTCTGGGCTCTCGTAAAGATGCGCCGTCATTCCGGCGGAGATCTTGAACACAACTTCCCACCGGACTTCGTCCCGATAGCCTGGATTCACCCAGCATTTTTCCAAGCGAATCTCCGGCAGTCCGTCGAAGTCCGGTCCTCCATGATTACACTGCGGATCGGCGCAGTTTGAGTTTAGGCAATACTCTGACCAATACTGATCGGAGTCCCCGTGCGTCTCTGAGATCATCGGTTGCTGGCATGTGGTGCAATTCGTCATCGGTCGCGAGTCCTCGAAAGAGCGTAAAACTGAAAGAGTGATGTGGGTAGGGTAGTACTATCGGTTTGGGTAGTCAATCCTCTTTACGAAACAATTTGACAAAATGGCAAGATGTCGGAATTGCCTCGGCCACTCGGAGCCTCGGCCACTCGGAGCCTCGGCCACTCGGAGCCTCGGCCACTCGGAGCCTCGGCCACTCGGAGCCTCGGCCACTCGGAGCCTCGGCATACTAATAAGGTCAAAAATGCGCGACAATCCGCACATGGGAACAAACCCTACCTGTGGGTAAACCCTACCATGCGGCTCCGGGGCGGCGGCTCGAGGGCTCGGCAGCAGCAGCAGCAGCAGCAGCAGCAGCAGCAGCAGCAGCAGCAGGAGTCGATGGACCGGCGAGCAGAGGCAGCAAGGCCCAGCAGCAGCATTCGCGCAAAGATACGCGCAATCGTTGCGCGATTGGGCCGGCGAGCAGAGGCAGCATTGACTTCGACGTGTCAACGTGCCATCATGCCGAAACAACCAACTTGCAGGTTGTTCTATTGCATGGCAGTACGTTTTTTGTGTCTGCGCATCGTCCACCCGGACCAGCGTGGCGCCGATTTCCGACTGCCTTCCACTGGTCCTTTTTTGTTCGCCTGCCCGTTGTTGGGTTTCGCAGCAGACCATCAGTTCCACCGCGAGTTTATGCTCTCCCAAGCGACATCACTCTATCGAACACAAGAACCTCGGTCCATCAGGCCGAGGTTTCTTCTTTTGGCAGTCGCAACTCCACAAAGTTACAGACGCCAGTCACTACCTTGTTAATCCCGCTCTGCTCCCACAGACCACGCTCCTTCAGCAGCAGCATCACGGAGCACTCATTGCTTTCAGTCAGCAGGTCGCAGATGCCTTCGAACTCTGCCTCCAGTCTGAACGGGTTCCAAGGCCTCAATGCACAGGCACCACCTTGCTTGCAACAATTTCCGCAGAAATTGCAACTGAGTTTCTCTTCACTCATCGGCCACCTGTGCCTTCTCGGTCCCATTACTAGGCAAAAGCATAATAATCTGCGGTCCCTTCCCATTCCCTTCCGACATTTCCAGCTTCCCCTCAGCATCGATTTCCATTTTAATTGCGATAAGATTTTGCTTTTCGCATTCCATTAGTAATGATGCCGCCCCCATCCTGACAGTCGGCTTCAGTTCCTCATCATCAGAGAACCGATAGAGGATATTCACGAGATCCTGCCGCATCCTTCCGGTTGTCGGCCAGAGCGACTTCCCACCGAAGATCTTCCGCCCCACCGCGACGACCTCATGCGGCTTCATGTCATCGAACGCAGACATACGAACCCTCCAGCACTGAGATCACGAGTTCCTTCGCCGATTCCAATGAATCGCAGAACTCACAGATTCCACCACTCTTCCGAATCTGCACCTTTTGGTACTCCTGCATCTCTCGATGCTTTCCGCCTGACTTCTTCATTTCGATCGCCACGAACTTCCCCTTCACCGACAGGATTACATCCGGAGTTCCCGTCATTCCGTATGCTCCTGCCGAGTACTTCACCGCCCAGACTTCCGGCTGGATCCTCAGCCACTTCAGAAAGTCCGCCTGTATCTTCGACTCCAACGAGCTCACTGGGCATCTCCTTGTCGAATTTCCAATAGCCTCTCGGGCATGCGAGGAACAATGGTTTCCCTCGAGCATGTTCTACCAGATCCACGACAACGCGGTAATTCCATGACGCCCGAGTGATCGCAACGTACTTCAGGAAGAGATCCTCCCAGAAGTCGGTATCAACTCCAGACGCTCGTTCCGATGAGCTCGCGAGACAGAACACATTCCTCGCTTCAGCCCCCTTGACACTATGAACACTCCCGATCCTGATCTTCGGTTCTCGCACCAGATCCACGCCATACTTCTCGATGGCCATGTCGATCAGCAGCGCAGAGTCCCTTCGCCAGATCTCATCCCGCACAAATTCCAAAAAATACGCCGTCGCACCCCATTCCCTCACATCATTCAGCCCATGCGTATCCGCACTCCGGCATTCCATCTTCTTCCATTTTGCCTTGATCCCTCGCTCAAACAACTCTTTCCCTTCCCACTTCTGCGGGAGTTCGTCGCAGATGCGTCTCCAATCCTGCTCGGAAATCTTCAGCCCATCCCTCAGCATCCGCATCGTAATCACGAAGGCAATCTTCACCGGAGCCTCCCAACGGCTCTTCTGTTTCTCTTGGCAACTCTTCCAAGGTATCCCAAGCTGGTCAAGTTTCCCCTTTATCCTATCCAACGCAAACCATGTCCGCCCGAGGATCATTGTGTCTGTCTTCGCCAGCTTATCCAAGCTCTCCATCATCACTGAACTATCTATCATCCCTACACTGCCAGCACCTCGCTCAGTGGTCGGCCTTCTCTCCTCATAGTTCCTATCCTGCCTAAGTACCTCTTCCCCCCAAGACAGCACAGATTCCGGGTTTCTCCATGATTGGTTCAGGAGGACTCGCTTCCCTTCCGCTTTTGCCTGCACCTCGTGTGCTCGCATTACACGCCAATCTGAGCCTGAGAAGCCATAGACGGCTTGATATGTGTCCCCGAGCATCACGACCTCCTCAGCGGTCTCTGTGAGCCTTGCAGCAGCCGCATCCAGAAGAGCACTGCAATCCTGATACTCGTCGAGGATCCACAGCCGAATCTCGTGTGGAACGGCTCCTTCAGGGTACGCCTGTACAAGATTCAGGTCCGCATCGGCCTGAATACCAGCGAATTTCATGAGAATGTCAGTGAAATCGAGCTTTCCCCAGATCCGCTTCTGATCTTCGTACTTGCGGATGATGGCTTCCGTTTCAGGACTGAATTTATTTCCGCCAGGCACCGTCAGTACTCCTGTACGTAAGTTGGTGCCATTTCCCTCGCATTCTGAGGGTTCTATTTCTGTCCGCCACGTCCCCGTCACTACTTTTTCAGAAACTTGGTTTTTCAAATTCCCTGTACTCTTATAGGAAGTTTGATATTTAGTATCCATTACTACATCACTCAAAATGTCTGTTTCGCTCCGTCGTGATTTCTGTACTGTTTGTTTACAAAGGATTTTATTTTTCAAATCCTCATAGGGTATAAGCTCAGAAATTTCGCTTTCGCCCTGTGTTTTAATTGGTGAAACCTCGACGTCAGTCGAAAAATAGACGTGACGGCCCTCGGATAGATTTGAAAATTCATTGGCGTTTCCGTCAAAAGTGCTACCAAAGTCACCTGACGGCCACTGACGGGCTTGTCGAAACACCTTACTAAACCCGGAGAGCCTTGCTCTCGCCTTGTCCCATTCACCGAGTGCCAAATCAATCTTGGCTGCGAGCGTTCCAGCATCGCCACCTCGGGGGACTCCAAAGACTTCCTCGAACCACTTTTTCCCAGTGGCGGTCTCTTGGTCGAGGATCACTTTAGAGTCAACGCCAAGACAACGCAACGCAGCACTGTGGATTGTTCTAAAGTATCCATCAGTCTGAAGCTTCTGCTCAGGGATACCTGTGATCACGCTGGCCCTCTGAGCAGCCTCGAGGCACGCAGCCCTCGAGAATGAGGAATATGCGATTGAGAACCAGGGATATCCCTCCTGGAGTTTCTTCTCGATCAGTTTCATACTAAATGCTGTTTTTCCCGCCCCCGCGCAGCCTATCACTACTGTTCTCTCCACCACTAATCACATCCCTTCTTTTTCGATCTCGATTTTCCGGATGAACGCTTTTCTGAAGTCGTCGAATTCTCCGATGACTTTTTTCTCGCCATAAATTTCCATGACGAGAATGTATTTCCGAGAGTCCATCAGGAAATGGATCCCTTTGACGCAGGTCTTGTCGTGATTTTTGGACGGCTTTCGTTTCTTCAGCGATGCAGCAGAAACTTTGTCGCGACTCACCGGCTTACACACCATCAGGTTCTCCCACCGATTATCTGAGTTCACGCCGTTTTTATGCCTCACCAATAAATCACTGGCTGGCATCACACCTTTCACAAGGAATACGATGAACTTGTGTTCGGCGTATTCAATACCACGGAAGGATATCCTTCTTGTATTTCCGATTGGCCTTCCTGCTCTTTGCCCAGCTTTATTTAGTCCATGGTCCTTCTTGAGCGTCACGACCCCGGTCTCCGGATCATAATCGAACAATTCTCTTGCTTTTTCCGCTGTAAGCTCCATTACACACTCCAACAAAAAACCCGCACACAGAAAAGGGTCGAAGTCCTCTCTGTGGCGGGTTAGGCTAGGCCTTTACAGGCCATGCATTTTTTTCGCGTCTCCAATCGCTTCGACTCGGCTGGTGACATTCCGCAGTGTATCAACAAAACGCGAATTCACCCAATCTTTTCATCCAGATTCCGAATGCGCAGGTTCCCTCGATTTCCATCCTTAAACACCACTTCGCCTCTCGGCCAGAACCCGTTGACATAGAACAAGGCGACATCTTCCGCCTTCCGCCGCTCGCCGAGCACACTCAGGAACCGCTGCGACTCAGGTCGCTTCTCGTGGAACTTTAATCTGGCTACATCCAGTCCTTCGTACCTTCGGTAGAAGGCGCCGGATTCTCTCATGTAACGGATCACCTTCAGTAGCAGAGCATGCTGTTCCGCGTCTCTCGCTTTGAGCTTCGCCAGCACCCCCTCCCGAATCCTCCGCTCCTCTTCCTTCCGCCGCGCATCGCCCTCAACGCGATCCATATCGGCACCGATCTCTTCCCAGCCAACATCGACAATCTTCTTCCGCCCCATCACTTCTCTCCCACCAATCACAAAAAAGCCCGCACCGCAACCTGGTAGAAGACAGGTCACGGCACGGGCAGTAGCAGCCGAGCGACGGCTGTTTTCGTATGTTATCAATTGCTTCTACACAATTGGATTCGGAATAGTACCGAAACTCCCATTGGAGTCAACGTCATTCCCTGTCCATCGCATCCTCTTCGCGAAACTCGATTTTGCGTCCTTCCATCTTCACGCATGTGCCGACGACAAGCACGCCGCCTAAAAAGCCAATCAACCACCCACCAAGCCCGCTCAGGATGGCCATTCCGACCGCTCGAGTCACGAACCCATCCGCCAGCCCGACGCCGAGGCCAATCAAGCTGCACAGCCCTCCGCAAATCACCGCACTCACCAGTGCGCCGGTGGCGATGACCTGCACCATTTCAGCGGCCCATTGTTTCTTTGTGAACAAACTAACCGACTTCACCACAACACCCTCCAATCAGTAATCATTATCGTTCAGATGCAGATGATCAGCGATCTTTCGCGCCCAGTTCCGCAACCTCGCCGGCTGGTTTCTTGCCTGGACAGTCCGATTGATTTCGTTACTGCATGTTTTGCAGTAAGTGCAGAGTCCATCGTAGGCTTGTCTGTTCACATGGAATTCTGTGATAACATCCTTCTGGATCTCGCATTTTGGGCATCGTTTCAGCATTTCAGTCCTCCTTAACCCTTGTTTTATAACCATCAAAGAGCATTCCACAGTAGCAGCAGATGGACGGCAGGAATTCAGTACTCGATGCCCTCACGAAGAACGAGTTACTGCACCCTGAGCAGGAGCACTTTGTCAGAGCCACGATGCTTCCTTGTTGTTCTTCGCCCATCGCCATTCGCAGCAACTCAGGACTCACGAAGTCATAGCCGCTGCAGTCGTACTCATCAAATCCGAACAGTCGTCTGACGAACCTTCCCATTCTTCTGAGCATTCAGCACCTTCTTCCTGTTGATTCTCGTCGACGAACTTCTGGATGAACGCATTCACTTTTGCAATCAGATCCATTGTCCACGGCGCCTTGCCTTTTTGAAGCAGGAACACCTTGGAAGTCGAGCACTTGAGTTCCCGCGCCAGCGACGGTTCCGTGAACCCGATTTTCTTCCTCAAAGCGTACACCTGAGCCCCGACAAGCTTCGCATCCGGCACCATCACAGGCACCAGGCATGGATTTAGCCCACTGAAGCCTTCAATGCTCTTGATTCGCTTCAGGAGTTCTTTGCGAGCGAGAGGGATCTTGCGTGTCTGCTTCTGCGGACGAGGATCGAACCCGACACATTGCCTCGGTGGCCATCCCATCCTGACTCGCCCTCGGATGGTCCAGTAAAGGATCTTGGTGCTCTTCGCCCATTGCCCGATCGTTCGTTCGACACCATCGACAGTGAGCGTCTCGAATTCTTTTTTCACAGCGACACCTCGAACTTCTCTTCACCCACATTCAGGCAGTTCAGGAACCCAGTCGGTCTATTCGCTGCCTGGACGATTCGTTCCTTCCCATCTTCGTTCCAGCACAGCCAGCGGATGATCACAACCGTGCGAGTCTCGGCCTTCGGCTCCGGCAAATCCTTTCTGCGGCAATAGACGACCAAGTCGTTTGTGCCATGCATTTCGCCTATTCCCATCGATCCACTAACAAATCCCCACATGTCTTCAGGTGATTTGAAACTGCCTCCGAAATGCCCACGATCAATCCTTGCTCGAGCAGGCACCCGATCCTGCACGACCCAGTCATCCGGCGAGTCCTTCATTATCCTGTAAGAACCGTCTGAACACAAAAACTCGCCAGCTATCGGCTTCTTCACATCGCTCATCGCAAAACTCCATCCATAAAAAAAGCCTGAGCCACAATGACACAGGCACTACGGAAAATGTAGACAAACTATTTCGGAATGTCAATGTTATCCCATCGGGCATCTCCCCAATTTTGATTTTTCACACCGACCTCACCACGAGGCCATCTTCCTGTCATGAACAGCACAGCCAACGCCTGAGCGCCGTAAACCTTCCCGCACAGTTTTACGAGGTAATACGTGCCGATTTCCCCGGCATGCACCCACGTCACGACTCCGGCCTTCGATGTCTTCTTCGCCATGAACCTACCAGTCTCCGGCTCGTACCGCAGGACCTGTTCGGCGATTTCCTTC